GTGGAGGCGGTGTGGGGGGCGGGAGCTCTCGCAGGAGCCCAGAGGGCCCCCCCCCCCTCCCGGGGGGGGCGGGGGGGGCTTTTTGGGCCGTCTACGGGCCTCTGACGGCCTCTGATGGGCATCCTTAGGCCCCCGGGGACTGCCTAGGCCGCCTCATAGCCCTGAAACGCGCCTGAGGGGCCCCGTAGGGGCCCCTCAGGTAGGCGGTCGGCTCTCAGGCCGTGGCGGCGGTCACATCAGGTCCTCGCCCTTGAGGGCGCGCTCCCAGTAGGCCCCGTCGAGCTCCTCGCGACGGTTCACGCGGCGGAACATCTCGTCGATGTCCTGAGCCAGCGAGCGGCCGCTCAGCCAGGCGCTGGCGGCCCGCACCTCGATCAGGGGGGCGGTCCAGAGGTCGAGGTCGAAGGCCCGCTGGTCGGTCATCTCGATGGCCAGGGCCGCCTCGTAGACGTCCTTGCTGCCTGCCGTCTGGTTGATTGTGTTCTGGCTCACTTTAGCTCCCTGCTGGTTGGTGGAGGTCTTGGTCGGCTGGGCGGTTGCGATTGCGTTCATGGCTTCACTGTATGCATGCATACACCCCCACAGCAAGCCGCTGTGGGGGTGTATCTGGGTGATCCAGGTCACTTCCTAGGGTTGTCAGCCCCTCTCCAGAGCCTCAATGGCCCGGTCGAGGTACTGCCGAGCCTTGCGCAGGTCCTCCAGGCGCTTCTCCTCGCCTCCCTTACGTCCCTGCCTCAGCAGGTACTTCCCGCAGTTCCACAGGTGCGGGTCCGAGGGGAAGGCCGCGTCCAGGACGTCCCACGCCTCAACGTTGCCGGCATCCGAAAGGCCTAGGGCGGCTAACGCGGTTCCGAGCCACGTGTAGTGGCCGGGGGAGTGCACAGCCTCGACCTCATCGAGGGCGTAGGTCCGTCCTCCCTTAGAGACCTGCTCCGCGTCGGCGAGCAGCTCGGCTACGTGCGCCCCGCTCATCGGACCTCACCGTCCCATGACTCGAGGTCGCGCTGAGAGGTCCTCTCGCCGTACATGCGGCGGAGACGCGCCTCGCAGGCCGCAATGGGGAGGGCGATGGCCAGGGCGGCCACTACCAGGACGACGATGATGACTTCGTGCGGGCTCATGCTTGATTCTCCTCTGAAGGTCGGAGCCAGTTACTGACTACTGCTATGGCGGCGGATCCGCCGCTTTCTACGTGCTCGGGCTGGTCGGGGAGGCTGAGCTCCCAGCGCCCCGCCGAGTGCCGGAGGAGGGCAGCTATCGCTCCCCCCACCCACACCCGGGCACGGCTGGACTGCTCCACGGTCTCCGCGTCCAGCGGCTGGATAAGGACGTCTGGGTAGTCCCATACCCTCTGCCAGACGAAGTGCCCGGGCCCGGGGAGGGTCTCAGACGAGCTCACCCTGAACCCCTCCCTCAGGGGAGCCAGGCTTCCGCCGCTCCCAGACCCCGAGAAGCCGGTCGATGGTCTGGCGAGTCATGCCTGAGACATCGCTCAGGACTGTCTTGGAGATGCCCGCTGAGTAGGCGTTCATCACCTCGTCCTGAAGGGAGGCCCGGGCCAGCTTCGCTTGACGGCGAGCCTTCCGATCCGCCCGGGCGGCGGCCTCGAGAGGGGTCTCGTTAGAAGTGTCCTCGGGCTCCAGATCGTCTGTCTGGGAGGTCGGGAGGCGGCTCATGAGCTCCTCCACGCGAGCCCGGCTCTCATCCAGGGCCCCGCCCTGCTGGACGCAGAGGGCTAGGAGGGTACGCAGGTCACTCACAAGGCCCCGCTCCGCCTCGATCCCGTAGAGACCTCGGAAGCCCTTCCCCTCCTCCCAGGACGTGATCTGCTTGGGCAGGTCTACCAGGTCATTCAGTGATGCCATCAGAGTCTCCTAGCTTTCCAGGTAGCGGGTGGCCCAGGCCAGGGCAAGTCCTATGACCTGAACCGCCTCGTCCTTCAGGTCCGAGTTGTGGCCGGTCGAGTCCGTGTTGTCGTAGGTCAGGCAGGCCGAGACCTCGCCGACCTCCTCCAGCAGAGCGAACAGACGGGAAGAGTCCGTGTGGCCGTCGCACTCCAGGGTCATGCCGGGATGCTTCTTCGCCGCGCGCCGGTACTCCGCGATGGCCTCCTCAAGTGGATCTGAGCCCTTGGGCAGGAGCCGAGAGGCATAGACCGCCACCTCAACCAGGGTACGGCGAAGGGTCTCAGGCTGAAGGAGGTGCCGAGCATCCACCAGCCTGGCGGTCTTGGCAGCCATGCTGGCTACGGTCTGGGCAGATGTCTCCAGACGAGGGGGCACCGCGCCGGCGGGGCGGCCGGCCGTGAACTCTTCCCATACGAGTCGCATCTTCTCCTCGGTGGAGGTACCTCGCGCTGATAGAGCCTCCCGGTTCAGGTCCTCGACGGTGCTCTCCAGGGCGTCAATGCGGGCGAAGGCCCGCTTCAGCTCGTGCTCCAGGTAGTCGGCCCTGGCCTCCCAGTAGCCGACCTCCTCGTACGTCTCTGCTCTCATGTCTGCTCCTAACGCAGTATCGGGTGGACGTATTTAAGCATCCGCCCCCCCGATACGTGGTGCAAGCCGTCAGAGGCCGAATCGCCGGCCCGGAAGTGTGATCCCGCCCATACCGCCTACGGAGGCGAGGCCAGACTGCACGCTACGACGGATCGTCCCGCGGGGCACGAAGATGGACGCCTCGCCGGCATCGCGCAGGCCGAGGAGCCCCATCGACAGCGAGTCGACCATGTCGTCGTGCTTGCCTGAGGGGAAGGCCCTCATCTCGGAGATCAGCTCGTTCACCCACCCGTTGCCCGGGTCTGAGGGGTGCGGGAGGTATACGTTGCCGGACTCGATCTCCGGCGTGACGGCCCGGGCCCGGACCTCCTTCGAGGAGCGGGGCTTGATCGGCTTGATGCCGGCTACCTTCTTGCGCAGCACGTCGATCGCCGCCGTACCGTTCGCAGCGTCCTCGACGAGGCGTTGGTGGACGAAGGACCCGCCCGGGCTGGCCTTGTCGTCCAGGTCACCGGCGTTGCACCAGCGCAGCATCTTCTCGAGGGTCTGCGTGAAGGACCACTGACCCCGCTGCTGGGCAACGAGGAACCGGTCGGCGCCCTGCCGGCACCATCGCTGGCCGACGGCGTAGTCGGACGTCGAGGAACCCTTGAACGTGAGGTCCCACGAGTCGAGCCACTGCCCGCGCTCCAGCCTCTCACGCGGTAGCAGGATGACCGAGGGGTCCCCCTCCTTGACCTTGGAGGGGTCTGTCGTCCAGAACCGCAGCCAGCCGAGGTTGAAGATGGACCCGTCCGCGGGGGTCGGGTGCTGCTGGTAGAGCGCCTCCCACATATAGGACCCGACGGACCGCTTCAGGCCGTCCCAGCGCTCGAGGGCCTCCTCGCGGGTCTCGCTCACGAGGGGCGAGTAGAGCGGGTCCCCGGGCTCGCGGCCGAGTGGGTCGTTCTCCTCAGCCAGGGCCGGGAAGATGACGTTCTCCCACTTGTCAGCGTCTGGGTTCATGGCCGGGTTCAGGAGACGTCCGATGAAGTCGTCCTCGTGCCAGCGGGTGGCGATGGCGATGCACAGGAACGGGGGCTCCAGACGCGTGACCGCGTTGGCCTGCCACCAGTCCCAGATCGCCTCGCGCTTGGACTCGCTGTGCGCGTCGGCGAAGTCCTTCACGACGTCGTCCATGAGCATGACCTTGAAGCCCAGACCGGTGATCGACTGGCCGGGGGCCGATCGGGAGACGATGCCGCCGCCCCGGGTCGTCTGCCACTCGCTCACGGCTCCGGCGTCACCCGCGATCTTGATTCCCCAGCGCTCGCCGTCCTCCTCGACGAAGCGGCGGACCTGGCGGCCCCAGGCAGTGGCGAGCTGCGGTGAGTGGGAGATGAGGCCGATCTTCCAGCCCGGATGCTGGCGCAGAAGCCAGATCGGCAGGTTGATCGAGGTCAGAGTGGACTTACCCATACGCGGAGGCATGGAGATCGTCATGTACCGGTTCTCGCCCCGCTCAACGGCCCTCACAGCCTCGGTCAGGCGGTCAGAGAGGTACTGGATGTGGGGACGCCCAGCATAGGCCGCGTCAAGCTGCTGAGCGCTCTCCAGAGGGCTTCTGGCCTGCAGGTACGCCGGGTCATGGGGGTATGGGGCGCCTAGGTGGGGCTTCCCGTCGCACGAGGGGCGGTCACACTTCGGCTGCTTGTCGAGCCAGCTCTGGCGCTCGACGAGGGCGGCCAGCTCCTCCTCGAGCTGCTCCGGAGTCATCTCCCACGGCTCAAGCCTCCGGTTACCTCGGGGCATAGGTGTCTCCTATCGTCTGGGGGGTATTGATCGCTATATACAAAGAGTACCCGCCGCCCTCATCCCCAGGCGGCGGGGACTCTCCCCTTCCCGTTGTCTACTCCACGCCCTCACCCTCCACGCACTCCACCCCCCG